CCGAAATGCGAGTACATTATCCAAAGCTGGGATACGGCGTACGAGACCAAGAACTCGTCTGACTTTTCCGCCTGCACCACATGGGGCGTGTTTTACAACGAGGAAGAGAACGACACCCCGCAGGTCATACTGCTCGATGCGTTTAAAGACCGTATAGCGTTTCCAGAATTAAAGCAGGTCGCCTTGAAGCACTACAAGGAGTGGGAGCCTGATGCGTTCATTGTGGAAAAAAAGGCAGCCGGTGCCCCCCTCATCCAAGAACTCAGAGCCATGGGAATCCCAGTCCAAGAATTCTCCCCCAGCCGAGGCAACGACAAGATCGTCCGAGTCAACGCTATTGCGGATTTATTCTCCTCTGGTAAAGTCTGGGCACCTGATACCCGCTGGGCACGAGAAGTCATCGAAGAAGTAGCAGCATTCCCAGTAGGCGAGCATGACGATTTCGTAGACACCACATCTCAAGCCCTTCTGCGTTTTAGGCAGGGCGGGTTTATTTCGCTTGAGTCAGACGAGCCGGATGATATTAGGTACAGCATCCCACGCAAGGCGGCGTATTACTGATGGAGAATTTTGATGACTTGGAAGGGTTTTTACACTGGTGGTTAGCGCATCGTCCCATGAATACGCCCGAGAACGACGCGTTGGTGTATCAGAAGGACACGCACGGCGTGGTGCTATACAGACAGCCCCCTTACCAAGTTGAGTTGTTTATTGTGCAGCCAAACTCAGAAATAGTGCCGCATGTTCATCCAAACGTGGATTCGTTTGAAGTTTATATGTCTGGGGATATAAATTTTAGCTGTGATGGTCAGTGGTTTAACCAGAATCAATTAGGTGCCCAGATTAGAGTGCGCCCGTCTAGTTGGCATGGCGGAAAGTTTGGGAAACGTGGTGGTTGCTTTTTATCGGTTCAAAAATGGCTAAACGATGTTACGCCAACATTTGTCGGTAACGACTGGCGCGATAAAAACAACAACGTGTTTTACAAAGACAGTTAACTAAGGATTAATCATGGCAATCGACAAAAGTCTTTACGCAGCGCCAACGGGCTTGGCCGCACTAGGGGAAGAAGAACCCGACCTTGAGATTGAGATCGTAGACCCGGAAGAAGTCAGCATTAAAACAGAGGGTCTTGAGATTTCATTGCTGCCTGAACCGACAACGGCAGAGACGTTTAACGCTAATCTTGCGGACTTTATTGATGACGATGTGCTGCTGCAAGTGGCAAGCGATTTGGAAGAAGACATCAACAACGATAAGAACGCTCGCAAAGAGTGGGAAAAGTCCTACGTAGAAGGCATCAAGCTGTTGGGCTTGCAGATCGAAGAACGTACAGAGCCGTGGGCGGGCGCGTGCGGTGTGTTTCATCCAATGATTACCGAGGCGGTTGTTCGCTTTCAAGCTGAGACGATTACTGAGACCTTCCCCGCACAGGGGCCGGTGCGCACCAAGATTATTGGTAAAGATACGCCAGACATACAAGAAGCCGCAGTACGCGTAGAAGAGGATATGAACTTCCAGTTGACGGAAGTGATGACGGAGTACCGGCCAGAACACGAGCGCATGCTGTGGTCACTGCCAGCGACAGGCTCGGCGTTTAAGAAAATTTATTACGATCCCAACCTCGGTCGCCAAGTGGCGATGTTTATTCCAGCAGAAGACATTCTGCTGCCGTACGGTACGACAGATTTGGATACCTGCCATCGCATGACGCATGTGATGCGCAAAACCAAGAACGAGATTATCAAGTTGCAGCAAGGCGGGTTCTACCGCGACATCGAGCTGCCTGATCCTCCCAAGATGGAGGACGACATTAAGAAAGCCAAAGACAAAGAAACGGGCTTTACCAACTTAAACGACGACCGTTATGTGTTGTTTGAATGCCATGTGGATTTGAACTTAAAGGGCTTTGAAGACAAAGATGAAGATGGCGAAGAGACGGGCATCGCGCTGCCGTACGTGGTCACCATACTAAAAGGTACCAATACGGTTTTAGCAGTGCGTCGTAATTGGTTGGAAGATGATCCGCTGCGTCTAAAGCGTCAGCACTTTGTGCACTACCAGTATGTCCCCGGCTTTGGTGCGTATGGCTTCGGTCTGTTCCATTTGATCGGTGGGTTTGCCAAGAACGCCACATCGCTGATGAGGCAGTTGACCGACTCAGGTACGCTGTCGAATTTGCCCGGTGGGTTGAAGTCACGCGGCTTGCGTATTAAGGGCGACGACACACCGATTGCTCCGGGTGAGTGGCGTGATGTGGATGTAGCCTCGGGCAACATCCGTGACTCCATACTGCCGCTGCCGTACAAAGAACCATCGGCCACACTGTTCCAATTGATGAATACCATCGTGGAAGAAGGGCGACGGTTTGCCGCTACCGCAGACATGAAGATTTCAGACATGTCGGCACAAGCCCCGGTGGGCACAACGCTGGCGCTTTTGGAGCGGCAACTAAAGGTGTTGACTGCGGTGCATGCGCGAGTTCACTTCACGCTGAAGAAAGAACTCAAACTACTCAAAGACATCATCCGCGATTTCACTGACCCGGACTACGATTACACGCCAGAATACGGCACCAAGAAAGCCAAGAAGACCGACTATGACATGGTGGACGTAATCCCCGTGTCAGACCCCAACGCGTCTACCATGAGTCAGCGAGTGGTGCAGTATCAGGCGGTTATTCAGATGGCGCAGATGGCTCCCGATATTTACGACATGCCCGAGCTGCACCGTGCGATGTTGGAGGTGTTGAACATCAAGAACGCTGAGAAGTTGGTACCACTGCCAAGCGACCAGAAACCCAAAGACCCTGTGTCAGAGAACATGGCGTGTCTGAAAGGCGAGCCGTTAAAAGCGTTCCTGTACCAAGACCATCAGTCACACATTCAGGTGCACATGTCCGCCATGCAGGACCCGATGGTGATGCAGTTGATCGGACAAAACCCACGTGCACCACAGATTCAAGCAGCGATGACTGCGCACGTCGCAGAACACGCAGGGTTCCTGTATCGCCAGAAAATCGAACAACAGCTTGGGTTCTCGTTGCCGCCTGAAGATGAGAAGCTGCCACCGCAAGTGGAGATTGCGTTATCGACCATGATGGCGCAAGCAGCACAGCAGGTGTTGCAGCAGAACCAAGCACAGGCTGCACAACAGCAAGCACAACAACAAGCACAAGACCCTGTTATTCAAATGCAGATGCAAGAACTGCAAATCAAGCAAGCAGAGCTTGATCTTAAGAAACAGAAATTAGCCCTCGATGCGGCATCGCAGAGTGACAGGCTGGAGTTGGATAGAGAGCGTTTGGATGGTCAGTTGCAGTTAGATGCGATGAAGACCCAAGCGCAGATCGAAGAGACTAAAGCGCGTGTTGTCGGTGAACAAGAACGAGAAGGCGTGCGTTTGGGATTGGAAGCGGCTAAAGCACGTGAACAGTCCGACTTCCAACGTAAGCAGGCAATGGTGAACCAATTAAACGCCTACGCCTCGTCCAACAAAAAGGAGAAACCTAACAAATGATCGACTCTTTCGCATCCGTACTGCGCGACAAGTTACGGGCTGATATGAACAACTACGCTGATGACATCGCCACCGGCCAGTGTCCAGACTTCACCTCCTATAAATATCTCTGCGGGCTTATTCAAGGTCTTGCCATCGCAGAGCGTCACGTACTAGACCTTGTTGAAGCAATGAATAAAGGAGAGGAAGATGAGTGAACTACTGCTACCACCGGGCATTTCGTTACCACCCGGCGTAAATATGCCGGACCCTGTAGCAACCGACACACAAGAAGACATCCCCATTGAAGAGCGCGGGCGTATGCTGCCCAAGGCAGCGGGGTGGAAGATTTTATGCACGTTACCCCCGGCGGACGAGACCTTTGAAAACAGCAGCATCGTCAAGTCTGAGCAAGTCAAAAAGCAGGAAGAGTTCACTACCGTTGTTCTGTTTGTCGTCGATGTTGGTCCAGATGCTTACAAAGATGAAAACAAATACCCGTCAGGTCCTTGGTGCAAGGCGGGCGATTTCATTCTCGTGCGGGCATACGCAGGCACGCGTCTTAAGGTCTATGGCACAGAGTTCCGTTTCATCAACGACGATCAGGTCGAAGGTGTGGTGGATGACCCACGCGGTATTACCCGCGCTTAATTAGGAGGTGTTATCAAATGAGCACTTTAG